TTGAAGAATATGCAAAGTATGTAAAGGACTAAATTATGACTGATAGAACTACTCGCGAATCAAACAGTCGCGCAAAGACCACACGGCGCAAGCCGTGGACACCGCCATCAAAGTTGGCAGCACCTGAAGCACCAGCAGGCTACCAGCATCGTTGGATCCGCACTTCAATACGCGGTGAAGATGATCGCACTAACGTAGCATCGAGGCTTCGGGAAGGTTGGGAACCAGTTCGTGCGGATGAATATCCAGAACTGGCTGATCAGTTTCCAACAATTGATGAAGGTAAGCATGCTGGAGTCATCGGTGTAGGCGGTTTAATGCTTGCACGAATTCCAGAAGAAACGGTTGAAGAGAGAACTGAATATTATCGGGAGCAGACCCGCAATCAAATGAGAGCCGTCGATGACAATCTAATGAGGGAACAACATCCCTCAATGCCTATTCATTCGGATAGGCAAAGTCGTGTATCATTCGGGGGAAAAGATTAGCCCCCATAACTGCGAGGTAATGCAAAATGGCAAATGCAAATGGAGCCTTCGGCTTACGGCCGTATGGCATGCTTGGGTCAGCCCCAACCTCCATTGGTACAACTGAGTATCGCATTGCGTCTAACAACTCTAACCCGATCTTCCAAGGCATGCCTGTAATACCGCTTGCTGCTGGAGTAATTGATGACCTACAAGCTGCCGCAGGCGGCACGGTTTCAATCGTGGGTGTGTTTAACGGATGTGAGTACGTCAGTTCAACCACTGGAGAAACGGTTTTCTCTAATTTCTGGCCTGGCTCTGGCGCGGATTCTAATTTCCCCGTCAAGGCTTTTCTTTATGACGATCCTTCAATGCTGTTTACAATTGCAACATCTAACGTACAGGGTTCTAACGACACTGAAGCAGAACTTCGTACCGCTGTGTTTGCAAACATTCAGCTTGCTAATGGTAATAGTGGATCTACCACAACAGGTATTTCTTCTGCTACTGCGGATCTGAACACAGTCGCTACCACCAACACACACGCTCTGCGTATCATGGGCATCCTTGATGATGCAGAAAACTCAGACTTTAGTGCTGCTGGTATCCCATTAATCGTTCGTATAAACAACCACTTCAATGCTCCTACGGGCAGCATTGCACAGGGCACTGTTTCTACGACAGGCGTATAAGGGAGTATAGATAATGGCTATTTCTAGAGCACAACTCGCCAAAGAATTAGAGCCGGGTCTAAACGCTCTCTTTGGTATGGAATATGATCGCTATGAAGGTCAGCATTCTGAAATCTTTGACACCGAGACATCAGATCGGGCGTTTGAAGAAGAAGTTATGTTGTCAGGATTCGGCGCGGCTCCAGTAAAAGGTGAAGGTTCAGGTGTATCTTTCGACGATGCACAAGAAGCATACACTGCTCGTTACAACCACGAGACAGTGGCTATGGCCTTTTCAATCACTGAAGAAGCTGTCGAAGACAATCTTTATGATCGTCTAGCATCTCGCTATACTCGTGCACTCGCACGTTCTATGGCACACACAAAGCAGGTAAAAGCTGCATCAATCTTGAACAACGCATTCTCTGCTGGCGCATTTGCTGGTGGTGACGGTGTTGCTCTTTGTGATGCGTCACACCCGCTGACATCAGGTGGCACTTTCGCTAACGAGCCATCCACTGCTGCTGACTTGAACGAAACTTCTTTGGAAGACGCTCTGATCAGCATCGCTGGTTTCGTTGATGAGCGTGGCCTTATCATCGCGCTTCGCGGTGTGAAGCTGATCATTCCACGTCAACTGCAATTTATTGCAGAGCGTTTGCTTGTATCAAACCTACGGGTAGGTACAGCCGACAACGATGTGAATGCGCTCAAGTCAATGGGCATGTTACCTGAAGGTTATGTAGTCAACGACTATTTGACCGACACAGATGCATTCTTCATCAAGACCGATGCACCTAACGGACTCAAGCACTTTGAACGTGCTGCTCTTACAACTGCAATGGACCCAGATTTCGACACTGGTAACATGCGTTATAAGGCTCGTGAGCGTTACAGCTTCGGCTTCTCAGACCCACGTTGTATCTTCGGTTCACCCGGAGCCTAAGATTGGGCACAATAAAAATCAAAGGGCGGCTATTCAGTCGCCCTTTTTTTATGTATAATAACTTATCCCTGACAACCGCATAGGGCGGTTGACACTAGCCAAGACAGGAGATCTAAATGGCTAATACTACCTTTCAAGGTGTAGTCCGCTCGTATGGCGGCGGCATCAAGGGCACTCACACCCCTACCCCTGTAACACAAAGTGTGCAGATTTCTTTCGATCCAACTCAATCCTCTGCAACGAATGTTCGCGTTGGAACTTCTGCAACCTCTGGTCAAACATTGGTTTTACCCGCTGGTGCCATTCCAATTTCAATTATGACAATTGGCGGCGCAACTGGCGGAACAAACCCAACAGTTGATATTGGTACATCCGCTGACGATGATGGCTTGTTTAATGAAGTTGATGCAGACACTAAAGGCACAGTAAAAGGCGCTGATGGTGCATTAGCTGTAGCTGGTGGTCTTGCCGCTGACGCTACCGTAACAGGCAAAGTTGGTTCTTCCGCTGCTAGTGGTGGAACATTTACGGGCATCCTTACTTATGTGATGGCTAACAACAGCGTTCAGTAATAGGAGACCGACATGGCTGCTTCTATTACGGCGAAAACAGTTACGGCTACAGGAACACTACTGGGTGGTAGAGCTAGGCTAAAAGCTTTCTATGTAAAGACGGCTTCAAGCGGGTCACCTGCGGTGGTGTTTAAAAACGGCAGTGGTGGTGCTACTCAGTTGTCGATGGTGTTTCATACATCTGATGACAATCAAATCACCATCCCTGATCACGGCATGATCTTTGATGATGAGTGTCATGTGACGCTTACAAACATTGATTCGCTCACAGGGTTCTTTGGCTAATGGCTAGAAAGCCATCTAAAATGCCAAAGCGCAACAAAAAGAATTTCCGCTCCACTGAGTCTGGAGCGGGAATGACCAAGGCTGGCGTGGCGGCATATCGTCGTGCCAACCCCGGGTCAAAGCTCAAGACCGCTGTTACTGGTAAAGTAAAGAAGGGGTCAAAAGCTGCCAAGCGTCGTGCTTCATATTGTAGCCGTTCAAAAGGTCAGATGAAGATGCACAACATCAATTGTAGCAAAACACCTAAAAAGCGCATTTGCGCTGCACGGCGGAGATGGAAATGTTAAACATCAACAGTCTTATTGGTGGCGCAGCATTGGCTTTTTTGGGTTGGATAGCTCTGACTGTTGTCGAGCTAAAAACAGAGACAGCAGTTATTGCTGTTAAGGTAGAAGAAAACCACAAAATACTGTCTGTGTTGTGGGGAGATTTTATGGAGAAAAAGAATGACAATCTCGCGTGGGTCACTCGCAAACCAAATATCCAAACCACCGCAAAAACGCAAGTTCGCTAGGAAGAGACCGACCAACAACCCGAATATAGCTAGGGGGTGCGGAGTCGTTCAGAGTAACAAAAGAAAAGTAACAAAACGTCCAAGAAGGAAACAAAGGAATGCCTAAAGATGCATGCTATCACAAGGTTAAACGACGTTATAAAGTCTTCCCGTCGGCGTACGCAAGCGGCGCTATCGCAAAATGTAGAAAAGTCGGAGCCGCAAACTACGGCACAGGCGGAAAAAAGAAAAAAGCCAAAGGCGGAACATATAAATACAAAACAACGACAATATATTGACAGTGGCTGTATAAGGTTAAAGCCACGATAGGGAGAGAAAAATGGTTGTGGCAGAGGTGCTGACAGGGATCGCTTTGGTCCAGCAATCTGTCAAGTTCATAAAGGAGAATATAAATACAGCCAAGGATCTAGGTGCAATAGCGGGTCAGATAGACAATCTATTGACAGGTGAAAAGCAAGTACAGGAGCAACGTGCAAAAAAATCTGGAGTTAGTCTTGGGGATCAGTTTGGGATAAACACTGTTGCTCAAGAAGTAATAGACGCTAGACTAGCTCAAGAAAAAGTTCAGGAGATGCGTACACTTGTTGATTTACGATTTGGTCCGGGAACTTGGCAAAGTATTGTAGATGAAAGAGCAAGACGTATACAACAGGCAAAGGAAAAGGCTGCTGCTGAACGTCGTAAAAAGCTGCAAGAGGCAAAAGAATTTGAAGAAACTATGCAGCAAGTTGTTTTGATCGGCGCTGTTATATTAATGACTTTTGGTTTGTTTGTTTTATTATTTACGGTGGTTTTGTAAGTTTGGGAAAAGCATGGCGGTAAGGAAAACAAAAAGTGGGTTGGCGCTCAAGAGGTGGTTCAAAGAAGACTGGAAGGATCAACGCACGGGGAAGCCGTGTGGGCGTCGCAAGGGTGAAAAACGGGGTACTCCATATTGCCGCCCCTCCAAACGCATTAGTTCTAAAACTCCCAAAACAGGGAGTGAAATGACAGCCGCTGAAAAGCGTAGTAGAATAGCGCAGAAGAAACGTCTAGGTCAGCCAGCAGGTAAGCCAAGACGTGTCAAAGCAGTTAGAAGGAAGAAAAAGTAATGGCGAAAAAATTCCCAGATTTAAGTGGTGACGGTAAGGTTACACAAAAAGATATTTTAATAGGCAAAGGCGTAATAAAGGCAAGAAAGGGCAAGTCAGTAAACCTTGTTTGCCCACGCAAAGAAATGGGTGGCGCAATAGAAATGCCAAAAGCAAATTTTACCAGAAAGGCTTAGTATGCGTAAACTCATAGAGGAGTGGGTTTACAACGATTTGAGTGTAGTTGATCCAGACGTAGGATATGCGCCTTGTCCTTTTGCAAAAAAGGCACTGAAAGAGGGTAAGTTACAAATTATTGAATGCCAAGGCAGACATGATCTGTGGCAAACGGTAGCTAAAAAATGCAAAAGGTTTAAGAAAAAATACTCTGTCATAATCTGTTTGGAAGAGGAGCCAAGTCAAACATACGAAGAAGTAGAAGCTGCTTGTATAGCCATGAATAAATGGTTTGCTGCCAACAAAAAAGATTTGTGGTTACTGGCTTTTCAAACAGATTTTACAATGGTGTTTATACAAAGATTGTCAGAGCTTGATGATGCCAGTAGAATACTTGAAAGAACAGGGTATTATGAGACCTACAATACGGAAGACTACATCAATTTAATACTAGACAGAAGAAAGGTAAGAGAAAATGCCGATTGTAATTAAAGCCACAAAAGGTGGACCTAAAAAATTCACAAGAAAAGGTGACAAGAAGAATAAACCCGTTGCAAAAAAGATGCGCGGTGGTGGTGCTATGAAGTCACCCATGAAAAAGATGATGCGCGGCGGCAAGGTCGTAGCGAAAAAGATGCGCGGCGGCGGTGCTATGAAGTCACCTATGAAGAAGATGATGCGCGGTGGTAAAGTTAGGATGAAGTAATGGCAACTTCAGGATCTACAGATTTTGATCTCGACGTAGCCGAGATAATAGAAGAGGCATATGAGCGGTGCGGCCTTGAGGTTCGTACCGCCTACGATGCTAAATCAGCGCGTAGATCAATGAACTTAATGTTTGCTGACTGGGCCAATCGTGGTCTCAACCTGTGGACTGTTAAACAAGCCACTCAGGCTTTGACCCAAGGCACTGCAACATACACATTTAACACTAACTTTACAGATTTACTTGAAGTCGTTGTGCGTCGTAGTGGAGTCGATACTGAATTGACTCGTATGTCTAGATCAGAGTATCTAGCCTTACCTAACAAAACAACACAGGGCCGTCCTAGTCAGTACTACTATGATCGTCAAATAGCGCCACAGATTACACTGTGGGCAACACCAGAAAACTCTACCGATACTTTAGTGTATTATTATGTAAAGCGTATCGAAGATGTTGATACGCTGGTAAACACCGGAGATGCACCTTTCAGGTTTTTACCTTGTATGGTCGCTGGTCTTGCATACTACCTTTCAGTCAAGAAAGCGCCAGATCGTGTGCAATTGTTGAAGTCTATTTATGAAGAAGAGTTTCAACGTGCAGCGGCAGAAGACGAAGATCGTGTGCCTCTCAAGATTCAACCTAGTATGCAGTATCTGAGGGTCAACTGATGGCACGATATGCTTCAGGTAAAAAGGCTTGGGGCTACTCAGACAGATCCGGGTTTCGGTATCGTCTGGCTGAAATGGTTACTGAGTGGAACGGTTCAAAAGTAGGACCTGATGAATATGAGGCAAAGCACCCTCAGTTAGAACCTATTCGTCCGGGTTCTGACCCGCAAGCTTTGTATCAGCCAAGACCAGATCAACGGACTGAGACAGAAGGTCAAAGACTTCTTCTAACCCCCAATCCTTTTCAATCAGGAACGACTGGATCTTCAGTCATAACTGTGTTTGAGCCTTCTCATAACCGCAGCACATCAGACGTTGTTATTTTTCGCAAGGTAAATGCTTTTGACGGGTTTACCTCTTCTAATCTACAAAGAGCCGCAGGATATTCAATTACCGTTGTAGATTCTAATTCATACACCATAACTGCGGTTGGCACAGCATCTGTTGGTAATTTAAGAGGGGGCGGGGTTAACATAACTGTCGCGCCCGGAATAGCATCATCTACGTCCGCATCGACGTTTGACTTGACAAGTGTTACACTCGACGCAACAAACAAGACTTTTGACGAGGGTTAGATGGCAAAGCAGACAGTAGGAATTGGAACAACGGCGAATGACGGCACCGGAGATAGTCTTCGTGTTGGTGCGGACAAAATAAACGATAACTTCAATGAGATTTATGCAGCGTTAGGCAATAGTTCCAATGTCTTAACAGACATTATAGATGCAAACGGTCTTTTAGACGTTAGCTCCGGCGCTAATAAAATAGTGTTTTACTATGCTGCTCTTAGCGATTTACCTAGTGCATCAACATATCATGGGGCTGTAGCACACGTTCACGCAACAGGTGGTCTTTACTTTGCTCATGGTGGCAACTGGCTTAGATTGAACGACGAAACTAGTGGCCCAGTAACTAAATACACAACGACTGCGGCGACAGGATCTGCTTATCAGTTCTCCGGGCCGGGTGCCACTGCTGGTAACAATCCTAACTTTACCTTCTACAAAGGTCATACATACCTAATAGATAATTCTTCGTATGTTAGCGGCCACCCGCTACAAATAAGGACTTCTTCTGGCGGCTCGGCTTTTACGACAGGTGTCACAGATAATTTTAATAGCACTCAGGGATTAACTCAATTTATTGTTCCGCATGAGCCTAGTGATACGTCTTTGGTATATCAATGCACCACTCATAGCAGCATGGTTGGAAACATAACAATAGTATAGTGAACATAAAATGTCTTTTACATATGCAGAGCTAAAAACAGCTATTCAAGATTTTGCAGAAAACACGGAAACAACTTTCGTGACAAATCTTCCTGTGTTCATACGAAGTGCAGAAGATCGTGTATTCACACTCGTAGATCTTGAACTATTTCGTAAAAATGCAAATGCTCAGTTGTCAATTGGTGATGAGTTTTTAACTCTTCCTAGCGACTATCTAGCATCTTTCTCCCTTCAGATAACAGATGCTAACTACAAGAATTTTATTGACTTCAAGGATGTAAATTTTGTTCAGCAGTACGCGATTGATACTAATGCTAACGGTACACCTAAATACTACGGTGTCTTTGATGTAAACAATTTTATTCTTAGCCCTACCCCTGATGCGGCTTACAATGTTGAATTACATTATTATTATCGCCCAACCAGCTTAACAGCAGGAGCCGACAGTGGTACAACTTGGTTGAGCACTAACGCTCCAAACGTCCTTCTTTACGGCTCACTTGTCGAAGCGTATACTTACATGAAGGGCGAAGCAGACATGATGCAGCTATATGAGCAGAGGTTTGCACAAGAAATGCAAAGACTAAAAGATTTGGCTGAAGCTAGAGAGAATAGCGATGCCTACAGGAGAGGTCTACCTGATAGGCCACGCACTTAACTAGGAGTAAAATAAGATGGCAACCGCAAACGCAGCAACCACCTACTTGGAGAATAAGCTACTAAGCTTTATCTTCAAAAATAACGCGGGGTCTTTTTCGACTCCCGGAGACAGTATCTACGTTGGTTTGGCGACAGCAGTATCTGACGCAGAGGCAGGCTCAGTTACAGAGGCAACCTTTGGTTCTTATGCTCGACAGCAAGTTACAGCAGCAAACTGGACTTTAGCTTCTTCTTCTGCTGATCAGCAAACTATCAAGAATGCAGCAAATATAGAGTTTCCAGCTTCCACTGGAACAACAAACACAGTGACACATGCATTCATTGTCGATGCTGCTAGTTCTGGTAACATACTATTTGTTGGAGCCTTGGATGCTAGTAAAACGATAGCCACTGGTGATATCTTTCGGATAAACACAAACAATCTAACTATTGAGTTGAAGTAATGGCACTGGTGCTCAAAGATCGTGTCAAAGAAACAACAACCACGACAGGCACTGGCACCTACACGTTAGCTGGTGCGGTCACTGGTTTTGAAACATTTGGTCAGATAGGCAATAGTAATACTACATATTACACATGCACTGACGGCACAGACTTTGAGACGGGCATAGGTACATACACAGCTTCAGGCACCACATTAGCTCGTACAACAATCTTGCAGTCCAGTAATTCAGATGCTGCGGTGAACTGGACTTCAGGAACCCGTACAATCTTTTGTACGCTGCCAGCGGAGAAAATGGCCTTCTTAGACGCCAATGGAAACATACAAGGCTTTACAGAACAGGATCCAAACGCCTTGGCGTTTGCAATTGCATTAGGATGACGACATGGCAAACGCTTTTAAAACATTTACGGACACAGCGGTAGGCACGGCAAACGCAGACGTTTACACTTGTCCATCAGCTACAGAAACAACCATCATTGGTTTGAATATTGCCAACATTCTTACCTCTACCATTACAGTCAACGTACAACTTATCAACAACGACGGTGACAATGTCCACATTGTTAAGTCGGCCACCGTGCCTGTTGGTTCGTCTTTGGTGGCCGTAGGCGGAGATCAGAAGATTGTTATGAATGCAAGTGATATTCTACGAATTACTGCAAGTCAGGCTTCAGCCGCAGATGTTACTGTTTCAGTCTTGGAGATCACATAATGCCGATTAGTGTAATTGGTGCAAGTGGCTTGCCTTCAGGGAATGCTGTGTTGCAAGTGCAGCATACTCAGATCACTGCTAGACTACTATTTAGCACAGTCGCAGGGGTAGATAGGGCTATAAATCAGTTAACTGTAAATATCACACCAATTAGTTCTTCAAGCATAATCCATATTCAGGCACATATCTTTTGTGAAATCGGTACTGATAATAACAACTCATTTAATCACACATTCTTTTTCTTCAGAGACTCTACAAAACTGGCACAAAATGTGGCAGGAAATAGAAATGTAGGAATTAGCATGGCAACGCGAACTTTCCACGATACAGACGACAATAGCACACCACAGATTGCGAGATACGATTACTTCGATACTCCAGCAACAACATCACAAATCGCATACAAGTGTGGCGTCAGAACCCGCGCTGATGATTCGATTACAGTCAATAAAACTATTGGAGATGCAGACGAAGATTACTCTGAAAGAGGTATCTCATTCATCTCTGCTACAGAGATAGCGGGGTAACATCATGAGCTATATAGGCGGCGCACCTGCAAAATCTGTAGCAACTCCAACCAGCCAGTTTTTTAGTGGTAATGGTTCAAATACTTCGTTCACTCTAAACCGCGCCGTGAATGTGTCTGAAGACCTAGAAGTTTTTGTAAACAACGTTCAACAAGAACCTGGTTCTGGTAAGTCATACACAGCCGCTGGGACAACATTGACTTTTGATGCTGCACCGAGTTCTGGCACAAACAATGTATACGTCGTCTATCGTGGTTTGTCTGAACGCGCTATTCGTCTTGAAGCCAGCGACATCAACGCAACTATTTCTGGTTTGCTCTTTACGTCAGGCTCTAGCAAGACAAAAACAGACTTGTTTCAAGTAAACGCACAAACTGTATCAAGTAATGTTACGATCTCTGCTACAGAAAATGCCAGCATCACTGGTCCGGTAACCGTAGCCACAGGTGTGACAATAACAGTATCTACAGGCGGAACATTGGTGACACTATGAGCACAATAAAAGTAGATACACTTGTAGCAAACGATGGGACCAGTCCTGTTACGCTGACTAAGCAGAGTGCGGCAAAAGCATGGGTTTATTTTGATACCCTTGCAGATAGTAGCAGCCCAGTGGCAAGGGGCAGTTTCAATGTTTCTAGTTTAATAAACGAGACTACTGAAGATGGAATAAATCTTACAAATGCAATGTCAGATGCATTTTATGCTCCAACTGCTGGCGGGGGTAAAGACGGAGCTAACCCAGCAAACAGATCGCTTCAGGTAACTGTTGTTGATTCATCAACAATGAATACAGAGTTCTACAACACAGCTAACGCACAGACTGAAGGACAGGTTCATGTCGCGGCACATGGAGACTTAGCATGAGTGAGATTATTACAGATAAGCTCACCGGAAGAGGTGTTGCTAAAACTGTTACCGTCACTGTTGGAGCTAGTGCTACGCAGCCTT